GGGTGGCAAAGGCTCGGTGGCGAGCAGAGCTTGCAAGAGGCGAATCTTGCAGCCTTTGGCGGCGATCGTGTAGCGAGTAACTGTTCCGTTGGTGGTGATGATGCCGTTGGGCCAGAGTCTGAGATAGATGAGCGGGGTCTCAGAGTCCGGTGCGAGAAGCTGGTACAAGTAGGTCTGGAGGGAGTTCGGAGTGTCGCCTTTCCAGTTGCCAATTTCGTACGCCATCGTGCTGGTCTGAGTGGCGTAGCGCGTCTCACGGTTGTGCGTGAACACAACAATGGATTCGTTGGGCAATGGCTTGCTGACGTGGGGAATCGTCGGAATGGGTTCCGAGAAGAATTGTCGCCCAGTCATGTCCTCAATCGCAAGAAGCGGAGGGACTTCGTTGTCGAACTGCGAGCTCTTGTACACTGATCCGTACGTGCAATGGTCCTGGTTCGGATGATCGTTGGCCATGAAGTTGATTTCTGTGCCATTCTCGAACGGAACCATCATGATGTGGTCCGGAGGTACCCAGGTCTGTCCATCGGTACCGCTGCAAGCAACGGGGCGATGGTTTCCTGCTGTGTAGGATCCGAATGCGAAGTTCACGGGCATGAAATACGGCTGGAGACCGTACAAGCCGCCTCCTTTGTTGTAGGGAGGACAAGCCTGGAATTGATATTCTTCCTTGTACGGCACCGTTGTCCTTTGAACGAACGGTACTGCAGGTTTCTGGACTCGACAGACTTCGTGGATGCCATAGGCGGCATGCTGCATTCCTGGCCACTGGATGTTCACAATGGAGGTGCTTTCGACTTGTACTTGCACTTCTGCGCCCGAACGACAGTGATCGTTGAGGGGTTGGAATTCCAAGGGGAGTTGGCATGCGAGGGTCATTGGGTGTGATCCGCTCTGTACTTCCGCGATGGCGGCAGGGTTCGGTTGATCGAACATGAATCCGCCTCGTTGTTCGACAATGAACTGAACTGTGTTGAATTCGGGCGATTGGGTCACGAGCCTTCCGGCAACGTAGAACACCACCCATCCACCGAAACCTTGAGGGGAATCGTCAGACATGTGGTGATACATGATGTTGCGCTGATCAGGCGGCGTGAACTCAACCCAGCCAGTGTTCTTGGGGTCGATGTCGCGGTTTGGGAACGTGGTGAGCACATCCAATGGGATTTTGGTGATGTCGGTCTCTGCAACTGTGGGAGGGAGAAACCCTACCCTGATTGAACCACCGTAGAAGACGGTAGCCAATGGTCTGTAGCGAATTGATTGTGATCCGGTGAATACGTTGAACAATTTTGCGACGTATTTGTTGACGTAGTTGCAGTTGTCGGGATGAATCCTGATGTAGTGAAGGATGGTTCCGGGGGGCTGTGTTGTGGTGACTGAAAATGTTGCGTCGTAGATCCAGTTAGCGTGAAGCATTTGATCCAGAGTCTGGATGGCCGTTGAGGCCACGATAGTTCCGGGATCATTCGGGATAGTCTCGGCTTGTGCCGGACTTCCGCTGACTGCGGAGCCAGGGGCTCCTTCTTGGGGAACGACGCTGGTGTTCATTTTGTCTGTTGTGTGTCTCGCGAATGCAATGTGTGATTGTGTTCAGTGAGATGATAAATGTTATGCGTGAACGTGTACGGTGTGTGCACTAGTAACGCACGTTGAAGTCTGTTTCACGGATGACGTCATTCCAATTTGGGATGACGATTTCTAAGCCAAGAGCGTAGATTTGAGGCCGAATTCTCTTGACAAAGTCGTTGTAGGTTTCTTCTCCGTGATACGCGACTTCAATGAGGTTTGCTTTGAAGCACTGAGCAAACACTTCAGGGCGGTTGTTGTGTCGCCAGCGACCATTGTACTCGTACGTCCCTTTTCCCTTGATCCACTCGCATTGTTTGCTAATGGACTCGGGGTCGATGGACGGCCAGTACATGTGGCCTTGCAAGTTGAACTTGCGCTTCAAGAACTGGATTTCGCAAAGGGGGAGGAAGTCTGGTACTGCTCTGCCTGTTTTGGCGGCGTCTGTGACTTTGAATCCGAATTTGCGAGCCTCAGCCTTGAAGCTGTTGAAGTTGAATACGTGCTGGAATTCAGCACGTACGCTGCAAACGTTGTCGTCTCCGAAAACGCTGAGCATGGTGTTTGCCATGAATGCTTCAAAGTGTGCAAATTGTGTGTTGCCTGTGTTGGTCATGATCCGGCGCCAGCAACAATAGTACAGCATGAAGTTGATCAAGGAGTTCTCGACTGCAGTCCCAGGATAACCTGAGGCCATAGCCTGTTCCAACTTGACCACTCGATCCCGCACTATGATGCGTGCACCTTCCACGGCCTTGTGTAGTGTGTTGCGAATCGTGTCGTGTTGAGGTGTGTGTTCGGCGTCGGTGTGTTTGTAGATGATGTTGAAGATGATGGGAAGCGCTCTAAGGTATTCGATGGGCACTGTCCCGTCCCAGTTCTCCATGTCTGAGTCGAACGCATTCGGAGCAATCTGCGCGTGTTGTGTGAC